TCTGCTTCTTATACACGCCAGCACTTGTTAGCTCATCACCTTGTTTTTTCGTTGTATCGATGTACTCCTCAAACTTTTCGTCAGGCAGTTTAGCGATGGTTTGCCACCTGTGCGCTTGCGTCTTTTTTATGCCGATTTCGGCAAGTGTTGGCGGTGTTACCACTGGTTGCATCGTGGAACCAGTGGGTTCTGAATGGTAATGTTCTCCACCTTGCGCCTTCGGCATCCGTGCTAGCATTTCACCCGCCTTGCGCTCAGCCCTTAGCTTGATTTCTGCAGCTTCGTTCTGATTTTCCAACCCTAATTTAGCGGCTTGAGCATACACCCTAGCCGCTTCAGCTATGTCGCGGATCTGCATGATGTCGTCCAGCGTCTTCGCCTCAACGAGCATCTGCCTTGCCTGCGTTAGTTTAGCTAATGAGTCCATAGTTCACTCTCCTTATATAGCGTAAAACCACTTTATGCAGTGTGCGAAAGTAGAGATCCCGTCCGATGGGCAATCACACACTACATAAAATGGTCTTAATAAGTAAATCGCGCCTGCAGGTCTCTAACCTATGCCAATATTATACACCACCACAAGGGCTGTGTCAAGACGACATGAAACGCCTAGCTATAGCAGCCACTATAGCAAGCAAGGCAGCTCTAATCTCTAGCCAGAACTCACGCTCGTTCATGTTCTTGTTCATTCTTTGCGTCTTCCACTGCGCCAAGTATGTCTTTCTTCGGCAGTTGCAGAACAGTGCCTTTAGCAAGTTTCACGTACAAGTTGTGCTTGTCTTCGCGTACTATATTAAACTCTCCAGCAGGTAATAGATTGAGCATGTTATGTGCGGTATCCAATTTAGCGTCCATGCCATTGTATATCGTTATCTTGCGTAATCGGCTTATACTCATCCTTCTTGCTATGTTCTTCAGCCTTGCCAATATACTGCAAATCATGGTCTCCCGTGTGCGGTATTGTGTGCGTGAACAATCCTGCATAAATGTCATCAGGTATCCCCTTAGGGAACGCCTCGCAACTATGCCGACTGCCTACTTCCAATCCTAACCTTTTACACGTCTTGCATTGCTCTGGTATCATGTTTGTATCTCCTTTGTAACAGTATTAATCTCAAATCAATCACGTAAATTCCACCTCAACCACTTGATTTTTCACCGTTCTAAGTCTATAATATAAGCATGGAAAGAAAACGCATTGATATAAACTCGATTGACATATCTAAAGCCACTCCAGAGCAAATTGCGAGTGCCAAAAGTGTATTAGATTTACCCTGGACTAAACACCTTTTTAAGGATGGGTTGTCGTTTGAAAAGGCTTTGCGATATGAAATACACCGTGATATGACTGTTGTAATTAAAACAGCCACACAAGGAAATATTACAGCGTTATTTGGTTTGCCTTTCCAACCTAAATAATTACTCATAATCTGACAATTTATCCCCTCGCGTTTTAATTGAATCTTTACCCAACACATCAACATAATTAGGTTTATCTTCTCGATTTATAAATTGCAATTTATAACCTTTCTCTTTATCATACTCAATTCCACCGCCGATAGATTCTTTTAGATAATCATCTAGTGCATTAGCTTTTCTACTTTCCTCACCCCAATGCTCAAACCCGATCATCCTTCCTTCCTTATCTGTTCTTACCGTAAAGAACAATCGTTCACCTGAAGGTCTTCCTGCCAAATCATCAATCAACTTTACCGTTTCTTCCCGGCTCAGTGGTTTATCTAAAGTCCAAATATGCCGTAAATCCTTCCCCTCACTATCCAACCATAAAATAGCCACCGATTCTTGGTCATGTAAATTACCAAACTCAGCCGCAGCCATGCGCACTCCAGAAGGCTTTCCAGTAACAACTGCAATCAAACTACCCTCTGGTGCATCCCAAACTCCCAAAGTTACCGTAACATCATCTGTTACTTCGTATTGCTTTAGAATGTCTAATAAGTTTTGTTTAGCTTTCTCACCATATTGTGAAGCAAAGTTAAGCGCACCATCTGCATCTAATTTCCCCCACCTACCAGAATGATACGGGCTAACCCCAATAAATGGGTCTATTGGCAAATCGTCTTTAAGTTCCTTCAAACTCACCACCCTAAGCGTCCGTCCCCACACCTTGTCATCCGTGAACGTTGCGAGCTTGCCAAAGTCCAGTTTACCAGACTTATAAAGCTCATACCTTCCCTTCCCCAATACTCCCAACTGCTGCTGCTCATCCAGCTTCGCAAACTCTTCTTCCCCACTGGGTATCGTTGGGTTAGTGTCAGGCACATCATATCCAAGTTCCTTCCAGCCTTTTGAAATCGGAATCATGGCGCACCTTCCGGACGGATGGTCTTCAAGCCTTTCATCCAGCGGATGTATCGTCCCGTGCATAGCATAGCAAGCCGCGCACGTGCGCGTCCCTAACGCACTATGCCAAACCCAACCCTTCACAATATCACTGTTCTTGTTGTAGTTCTGAAAACTTGCTTCCCTAAAAGCGCGTAGCTGCTCTGTTCTTGCAATCACCAAAGCCTTCGTCAGTCCTTGCGCTAATCCATCCTTCATCAAGCGCGCCGTCTTGCGTGGGTTAAAGCCCAATGCCATTGCATTAACCAGTTGTGTCGTCAAGCCATCTATTGCGTCAGGATATAATGCTCTCTCCTTCAGCACACTAAACAAAGGCGCGCCGTCTTTGCAATAACCAATCATGTTATTCACTGCGTCCACAGGCAAACGATTGAAGTTGATGTTCACTCCAGCAGGTGTCAAATCTCTTAGCATTGCTTGAGCAGCGTCATTGCCTAATGCAAAATACTCACGTTGTCCGCGCTCAATTTCCCCTTGCGCAAATCGTTCATATTGCCCTACTTCCCTTTGTGTTTGTGCCAACAACGTCTTATACCGCTCCATGCGGTATAACTGATTAGCAGTGGGCAGTTTATCTATAGCCCTAAGCGCGTCAATTTCCTGAGTCAAGGCTGCAATCTGCGCATCCAACCCTCGCTCAACCGCATTCCAGCGTTTAGCCATCAGCAGCATGGCGTCCTTCTCGTTGTTGCGCACCTCTGCCTTAAAAGCGTCTAACGTCTCAATTACCTTTGGTTTAGGCATACTCCATCCTCAACTGTAGTTGTGCCTCAGCGATGCGCTTCTGTGCGATTGCGAAATACTTCTCATCAATTTCAATCCCAATAAAGTTCCTACCTGTCTGCACGCATGCAACACCTGTTGTACCACTCCCCATGAAGGGGTCAAGAATGGTGTCGCCTTTGCTTGATACCTTTTCTATGCACCATTTCATAATATCTACCGGTTTTTGTGTCGGATGTACTCTTTCTCTTGCTATTGAATTATTCGATAAGTCTTTTCTACAATAAATACCACGCCCTTTACTACACCAAGCTATTTCGGCATCACTCAAGAATGAACCATAAGCGCGCTCGTTACGCTTTATCCAGATTAGGCAAGTCCCAACAGGCAGTTTATCCGCGAAGTGATTCCATCCGAATATTATCTGTTGCTTTCCGTACTCTAATAGAAAAGATGGGTCAAAAGGTTTATCGTCCCCAATTATTGGTGTTCCGTTCGCTGAACCAATTCCGTTTCCTCTCTTAGCGATATTTCCGGCAGTCCCACCGCTAAATCTCGAATTATCTGTGTTTAAATTCATCCCATAAGGTGGGTCAGTCACTACCGCGTCCACGCTCTTGTCAGGCATATTCCGCATCACCTCAAGGCAATCACCTAAACGTAAATCCACACTAGGCATTATCGCCCCTATCAAATTCACGCATTGCACCCGCCAACACCGCACCAAGTCCTAGTTGCTCGCTCGCCTTTTCTTCCTTCATCCGCTCCTGTTCATACTCCCAATCGCGCCCCCTGTCCTCAGCCGCTGTATTTTTGCTAACTATACCAAGTGCTAACTCTTTTTCCAGCCCTTCAATTTCCTCGCGGTCATTAAAAGGCAGTTCTGCACCCCAATTAATCGCTACTTCTTCGTCATAACCATGCACAGCTAACACATTTTGCAGCAGTGTTGTCAGCCCAGCACCATAAAGTAGCCGTTTGTCGTTAGCTTTGTCAAGTGCTTCCTTGAACATCACCTTCAATCCGAAGTTGGTTAGCTGCCCAATTTTGTCTTTCATGCTTGCCATGTCAACCGTTCTGTGTTCCGCGTTGAATGCGTTCTGCAGAGAATCAAGGAATGACATGGAGGATGATAAGTCGGATTGCATTTCTAGGTTGCTGATTTTCGCATCTGGGTTAGCAATTGTCCATAACCCATCAACCGTTGTGTCCTCAATTCCACCTTTTTCGATACCTACACCAATCGTTCTTGGGTGTGCATGGAATTTCAGGATGCGATTTATGTTTGACGCCGCGAAGTTGATTTGGTCGTTGATGCCTAGATTAGTTATATCAGGCTCGCCGTAGTAGTTGTCTATAGAAGGCAAATTCTTCCAATCCACTACAGGTGGAAATGGAAACTTCCACACAACATCATCTCCTACGTGCTGCCAATTGCTGCTCCGCGATTTCGCATACTGCACAATCATCCATGATTTTTCATCCATGCGTACGATGTCTTCGCGATGAGTATCATCGCCTTTAGTCCACTCGATTTTGTATGCGTTGATTTTGTCCATGTCGTCAGGCTGCCAATACGCGGTTACGATTTCAGGTTTTAGCGAAACCAGTTTAGTAATCCACAATTTGCTGTCCATGCTTAGGTATGCCATCTTCGTGAACACATGCCCACACAACGCGCCTTGTATAACTAGGTCATACACGTAGGCATGAACATCACTTGCCTTCATGATGTCATCCAAGACAATCTGTGCCGCTTCGTTTTCCACCGTGAAAGTAGGCATTTTACCGATGAGCATAGATAGGCTCTGGTTGACGGTCTTGCGCACAAGATTGATTATCACGTTGTCGTCGCTATCATCAGGTTTTACCTTCAGCGGCTTGGTGTGCTGCCCTAAATAGTATGCTTTATTCTTCCTCGCTATTGTTTCGCGTTCTTTTTTTTCAACTTCTTCAAGACGATTAAGTTCTTGAGGATTGTTATAGTCATACAATAGTAATTCAGGCATGTTATTCTCTCCTAGTAAAAAGGATTTTCTTTTCGTTCTATTCTTGCGCCAGCCATAGCAGTCATCGCCCACCACGTCAACGCAAGGCTAATCACGCGGTCGTCATGCGCCCCAGATGGTGCGCTGTATTTAGGATGCCCACTCGCACCCATCATCACATCATACGCACGCAGCTCATCGGCATAATCTACCGGCACTTTGAAGCCGTCATGCTCCATCGCACTCGCCAATGATTGGATTAACTCAGGCTTTGTCGTTGCAGTGGTGTTGAAACCGTACTCTCCATCATGACCGCGCACAATGGACATCCCAGCATCGCGTAAGATTTCGATGTTAGGCTGTCCAATGGAGTTTCTTTCAGGTAGCAAGTTCACGCTTCCCCATCGTTTTAACCTCTCCATGATTCTTGTGCGTTGATACGTGTAATCAATCTGGTTGAACCTATCCCAATCTACAACTCTGTTGCAATCACGGCATCCAATCGTCAATACCGTAAAATCCTCTTTCATCGCCCAGTCTAAACCGCCAAACAGTCTGTGTCCCTTGTGCTGTTCTGGCTCATCAGGTACATCAACCACCGCTGCCTCATCCACCCTTTGGAAATAACTTCCATCAGATAGAAACTCCGCTAGTATCTCCTGCTTGAATACCCTTTCAGGTAATTGCGCTTTTGTAGACTCTATCTCGTCTCTATCGATATATGGATTGTCATAAGTGGTGTAACGCCAACTCCTATAGTCACCAGCATTGAGCGAATATAAGTGGTAAAAGTAATTAAGCCCTTTTGGCGTAGAGATAAACAATGCTTTGCCCTTCCTGTCTGCAAGTGCCGGACGAATCGCTTCCGTCCATGTCTCCTCTTGCATATATGCGCATTCATCGAGGACAACGAAATCAAGACCCTCACCGCGCAGGCTATCAGGGTTATCGCTGGAGCGCACCTGCACCCAACCGCCTTTAGGGAACATAATCATCCTATCCGATTTGTTAGTCTTAACCCCTGGTATTTGTGCGGCTAACCTGCTAATCTCGCGCCATCCAATCGCACTCATTGGGTATGATGGGCTAATCCACCACGCTTTGCCCCCCTGTATAGCAGTCATTAAACATTGCAGCGCACCCATGCGCGACTTACCGAATCTACGTCCAGCAGCCAACACCTTGAATCTAGCTGTATCTTGAATTACCTCTTGTTGCGCTCTGTGCAATTTAGGCAGCGTTATGGTTAATGGCATTCTCATCCGCCCATTGCAATACCACGTTCATCGCTGCCCCGTTCGCACCTGTAATCTCATTCTTCTGTGTAGCCTTCCCAATCGCTCGGTCAATGATTTCTGTAGCTGCATTTTGTTTCACATTTTCGTTCCTACTACGCAGTCCTTCAACCTTAACCGAAATTGCTTCAGCTAATGCGCGTCTCATTCTCTCACGCGCCACAATCACACCGTCCATCGCCATCAATTTAACAGCACGTTGTACAGGCTCACCCCATGCAGATACCGTTTGTTTCGCAACCTTGATTTGCCTTGCAGTCTCGGCATCACTAGAATATTGTTGACGTGCCACAACAAAACGCAATTGTTCTGTAGTTAGCGTTTTCAGCAATAGTTCTAAATCGTTAACGTTTTGTACGTCCATTGTTCACCTTTTGTATAGTTTCGTTCACGAATGTACAGGTAACGGTCAAGATTTGTCCAAACCGCTGACACTCCGCTAACTGTGCCATCTGCATAACACTATCCTCAGATAGGTCAAGCGTAACCCGTAC